TCCTTTTATTGTACCATTAACATCTAATTTAGTGCTTGGACTAGTAGTACCTATACCTACATCTCCTAAATGAGTTAATCTAAAACCTTCTAAGCTATCTGGGCCATAGTTAAATCTTATTTTACCAAAATAACCAACAGTACTAGGTGTTAAAACCATATTTCCACTCGAACCATCATAAGGCATAAAACTAGAGTTACTAGCACCCTTAAAGGCTTTACCACTATCAAGTCCTATACTTGAATCAGTAATAAATTGACCTGTTATGTTTAACCCACCTTCTATATTAACAGGAGAAGTACCATTTAATGTTCTCAAATTTATTCCACCCGTTTGTGAATCATACATTTCAATAAAATTACTTCTAGAATTTCCTCCAAATATTTTATCTCCTTTATTCTTAAAGTGTAAATCTCCAATTATTCCTACCTCACCATTAAAAATAGGTTGATTAAGAGATGACTTAGTATTTTCTATTTCAGTTACTGCCAGTTCTAATTCATCTATTTCATTTTGGTTTATGGTTATATTATTTACATTATCCCCTATATTTCCTTCTAAAATAGATAGCGATTCCTCTAATACCTCTATATTATCTTGAATTAAGGTAATTGTATTTCCATTGTCACCTACAGTTCCCTCTAAAATAGATACTGTCTCTTTTAATACCTCTATTTCATTTTTAATAGCACTTGATGCATTACCTCCCGTGCTTGGTGCATTACCATTAACTCCAAATGACCAACCACCAAATTTTTTTCTTTTAGTAGATGAGGTTTCACTCTTACTATATTCTGTAATATATTTAGCATTGACATCTATAAAATTAAAAAACTCACTTTTATAAGACTCGTAGTAGCTGTATTGGGCTTTACTGATATAATCTACCTCATTCTTACTTAAACCCTCTGTATCGCTTCCTGTGGCTTTATATATACCTTTATTACCTATTTGATAAGCACCATAAGTAAAAAAGTAACTAGTTGATAAATGTATAAGCATAGGCTTTACATAATCATCATATAGTTCCAGATAAATTTTTTCTAAATTACCTTCTTTAAAGTCCTCAGTCAACTTATTATATAAGGCATCACCAAGTAAGGGCTTAATTGCAGTTATCTGTGCTTGCTTTATTGCAGGTATTAACCTACTCATTTCAACTGAACCACCTACAGGTGTATTCTTAGTTATATCATCCTCTCTTAATAGTATAGTTGCCATATTATATTTCTTTATTTTCGTTATTATCCTCTATTTCTTCATCTGGATTAAGTTCATCAAAATCCTTGAATTTAAGCTTAATATCAGGATAGCCTACAGATAGAATATTTTCCAATGCTTCAATTATATCTTCTCTCATTGGATTGATTTGATTTCTATATAAGGTTTTAAGTGCTGTTTTCATTTCCTCACTATCACTTGAAAAACCAGTTTCTGTACTTTGTCCAAATAAACTAGGACTAGTTACCTTATTAGCTAACAGTATCTTTCTATTTGCTTCATCTGATACAAATTGAAATTGTTGATAAGCATCTGTTATTTCAATTGAATCTACAGTAGTTGCTTCCTCTTTATTATTATTAAAACTTACTATTAATTGTCCTGCATTAGAACTACCTGTAAGCTTATTTTTCATTATTCTCTCTGCTTCATCTGCTTGTTCCTCAGTCTCAGGTTCTCCTTTATTTATATTGACAATTTTACCTGCTGAGAAGTTATTTGCTATATGTTTTCTAATATAATTACTTACTTCCTCCTCTATCTGGGCATATTGAAGTCCACTAAACCAATCTGGTAATGCAAATATAGGCTGTGGTGAATGTCCTTTAAGATAATAAATCTCAGTTTCTCTATCCTCTCCTTCCTTAAAAGAGGGTATTAGAGTAGGTTTAAATCTACCTCTCAACTGCCAATCAAAACTAAACCAATAATTAATTGGTTCATCCATCATATCTTTAGGTCTGTCTACAGCTATTCTTCTAGCAGGTATTGAGTGTATCTTAGTTACTTTTAAGTCTCCTGCCTTATTATAAATGACCTGTAATGGACTATTTCTTTGTAACTTATACTCATGTACCAAAAGTGATAAATCCTGCCTTGAAATGATTCTATCTAACTTATCTTGGTTTATGCCTTCAACTGCTTCTAAACCCTCACCTATAATATAGTTACTATATCCATCAATTACAGCCTGCAAGGTAGGACTACCTAAATAAGCATCCTCAACTAAATTAAAAAATGTATTATCAGAGTCATTTGTAAGGTATTTATTACCTATTTGTAACAGTGATTGAGGATTAACTCTCGTATAGTTGTTTAACTCTAGTATATCTAAATTGTCTTTTTTCATAATTTTATGCTTCTATTATTCCTGTAGTTTCATCCTCATCTAAAAGGTTGTAATTTTGTATATCAGTTTGGTCAGTAGATAATAACCTACCTCTCCATATTAAATCTTCAGTTTCAGCATCTAGTATTGATACTAAGTATTTTTTATCTTCCTCAAATAGGTACTCTAGGTATATATCCTGTCTACCCCTATCTCCAAATGATGTATAAGCTACTTCTTCTATTTCTTCATCACTTAACTCATCATATAATACTACTTTTACATCATCCATATATATACGTGGGTATATTGATAACTTATTGAAGTCTCCTTCTATAATTACATTATCATCATTGTCTACCTCAGTAATACTTTGGTCAGTATTTAAGTAAATATTCTTTTTGTCGTTAATATTTATAACCACCATATTATGCCTTTTAATATAAAAACAACAAGAACAAGAAAGCCCAACTATCTCTAGTCAGGCTTTTATCTATTAAATTAAATTTACAATCTATACAGGGGTTACTACTGCATCTAAAAGTGAAGATTTAGCTGTATCATCCAAGAAATAGAAAGACTCTGGTTCAGAAGTAGTTCCTACCAATTGGTAAGCATTAACTCCATCTAAAGCACCTTCTACATTAGCAGTAGAATTAAACTCAACTCCTCTAGTCAATCCAACTGTAATTATCTCACCTGTATTTGTCTCTAAGAATACTATTGGTCTACCCCAAACTAATTGATTAATTTGAAAAGATTTCTTAGCATCTATTTTAGTAAACACTAGGTTAACTGTTCCATTAAAGGCAGTTGTACCCGCATCTCTGCTTGAACTAGATGGTTCATTATAGTTATTTCCAGTATTTTTTAAAGGAAATTTATAAACTTCAAATTCTAACGGCAATCCAGTTACTAGATGCCCATCTACATCATCACTAGTTTTAGTGAAGTCATAGTCATCAAAGTTAGCTACATAAGCATTCTTAAAACCTGCAACTGCATTTAAGCAATCTGTTCCATTTACACCATTTGTTATATCACACATATTTTTATATTTTTTTGTTTGTTATATTTTAAAAAGAAACCCCACCCATTAGGGTAGGGCTACCTATTTATTTATTAAGGTTTAGTTACTCCTTATACGAAGTCTCCGTACCATACTATTTCCTCTGCAAAGCTAAATCCTGCACCCATTTCTAGGACAACTTTAGTTCTTACAGTACCACTCAAATCAGTATCATCCATATCTTTTACAGATACTTGGTTTAGGTCATTTTCTAGCCCTGTTAAGAAACCTAGATTTTTAACTCTGTATGCAAACATAGAGTCTCCTGATAATGCACCAATAGATTCCATTCTTACACCTAAGTAATCTAATTCCTTATTACCTACAGTTGTATTAAGACCTTGTTCAGCTTGTGCTTGTTTGTATAGTCTAGATACTTTTGGAGATACTACAATTACTAAATCATCAGATTCTATAATAGCTTCTGGAATACCTGCGTAAACCTTCTCCATTTCACCTATAATGTTAGCTTTAGTTGCAGCTTGGTTTTGTACTTCAATAGCACCACCATCGCTAGTTAACTTAGCTTTAAGACCTAAAACAGAATCATTCCAAATAAAGTTATCAACTTTAACTCCAAGGTTTTCAATGATAGCCATTAAGATAGCTGATTGAATGTCTTGTGGAATTTCACTTTCTGCACCAAAAAGACCTGCTGATTGTGCTTGGAAAGTTTGTCTAAATTCATCCTTACATAATTCGTGGTCAATTTTGAATTTCTTCAATACTACCTCTACATCAGTATAATTTACGTCACCTTCTGGGTCAAAACCACAAGCATAATCTTGCAAGTCAGCAGAGTAGCTTAGTCTTGGTAAATATCCTGTACCAATGTTATTAGGTAATACAGTAATTGCATTTTTTGAAATAGTGTCAGACTTTCTAAAAGCTTGTACAAGGATTTCTCCTGCCAAAGCCCCGTTATATCCACTGTTAATATTTTGTACTGTTGCCATAATTCTTTCTTTTTTTTTTAGTTTA